TATTGATAGTAACATTATTAGACTCAACTATACTTGTTTGAGAAAGACTAAAATCACCAGGAAGATCTGGATCAAAAAGTGCAAGTGCTATTGTAGATGCATTTAATGTTCCTTGTAAACCTTGAAGACCTTGATTACCTTGAAGACCTTGATTACCTTGAAGACCTTGATTACCTTGAGTACCTTGATTGCTCAATCCTTGTAAACCTTGATTACCTTGAAGACCTTGATTACCTTGAAGACCTTGAGTACCTTGGGTGCCTTGATTACTTAATCCTTGTAAACCTTGATTACCTTGAAGACCTTGATTACCTTGAAGACCTTGAGTACCTTGATCACCTTCAACACCTTGAAGACCTTGAAGACCTTGAGTACCTTGATTACTTAATCCTTGTAATCCTTGAAGTCCTTGAGTACCTTGATTACCTTGAAGTCCTTGAAGACCTTGGGTGCCTTGATTACTTAATCCTTGTAAACCTTGATTACCTTGAAGACCTTGATTACCTTGATTACCTTGAAGACCTTGATTACCTTGAAGACCTTGAATACCCTGAGATCCAAGATTTGAAAAAACGTGCCAAGTTGAATTATCAGGATTTTCACCAAATTCACTCTCATAGATAATGTCTAAAATTGTATTTCCAATATCAACTATCAAATTTTCTTCATAAAGTTCTATTTTAGAACTATTTCTAGCAATTGTTAAATTATTTGCTCCCCAATCTCCACCGTCTGCAATTCTTACAATTGCACCATTAGATGGAGAAGCTGGTAAAGTTAGTGTAAATGAACCATCAGTAGTGTCTGCAATAATCTGGTCACCGTCAACCATAGTATAGTTTTCTTTCTTTCTTGTCCAAGAAAAAGGTTGTCCGGATAAACCTTGCACACCTTGATTACCTTGAAGACCTTGAGAACCTTGAAGACCTTGAGACCCTTGAATCCCTTGAAGTCCTTGAACACCTTGATTACCTGTTCTTGAAAAATTTATAGCACATTCTTCACCATTACTTGGAAGTTCTCCAGCAACTGGAGAAACACTGAGAACAGACCATCCATTTTCATCCGTAATTGATCCATTAATCGCAAAGATTGCATATGTAGAATCGTCCGATGCAGATCCTTGAATTACAACATGCCCACGAATATTTGAAGACGTTGAATCATCCCAAGTAGCAATAAATGCTGAAATATCTGTTCCCTCAACAGTATCATCAGATATTGATAATTTTGTTATGCTGGTAAATGTGCCATTATCAAATTCAAACTTTCCAGATGTTGGATCACTAGTGCCATCATTAACTGCGGATGAAAAATCAAAATATAAACCACCTTTCTTACCATCAGATCCATCACTTCCAACACCATCAAGTCCTCTTGCACCCTGAAGACCTTGAGCACCTTGAGTACCTTGAGCACCTTGAGTACCTTGAGGACCTCTAACGGTAATATCATCCTCCGCTACCTCAACAGGTGCCCAATATCGTTTTCCTATATAACCATCTACTGCAGTAAGAACATAAGTTTGTCCGTCTGTTGGTCTTGGATTTGCACCAGTAGAACCAACACCAACCTTAGGATCTCCAAGATCAGGTTCTGCCTGCTCTAGTCCAAGAAAATCATACCTATCAGCAGTAATTTCCGTTTGACCAAATCTTTTTTTTCTTCCCGAATTATATTGTGCCATATATGATTATCACTGCTTAGCGGTTTCGAGAATACTTAATACTATATTTAATTTATCATTTTCGCTAGACTTTATTTTAAATGCATCATTAGTTTCTAAAACCAATCTTCCATCACCAACTACACTAAACGAATCATTAGGTGGTATAGAAATACTATTTGCTATTGAAACATCACCAGCAGTTCTAGAATGATAAGCACTTACGGATACAATACCAGTTGAAGTATTTGTTACTTGACTCAAAACAACAATGGTCGCAACTCCAGTAGGACAAGTGTAAATACCAACATTTTCTGTAGTCAATTCATGTCTTATCGTTTTAAATCGATTAAGGGGTATCTGTGCCATCTTATCCTAATGCTATGATTAAGGGTGTTACTGTATTTAACAGACTTTGATTGAATGCTCTTCCGGAAATTGTTCCTGTTAACTGATTAATTGTCACATCAGGACCAATTTTAAAATCTCCTGATTGATTAGTTCCAGTAAATATAATTATACCTCCATTCTGCCTTACAAATTCATTATCTAAAATTGCAACACCACCAAGACCAGGTCTTGCAGAATTTATATCTGTTCCACTACCTACCCATTCCAAAGAAATGGTAGTTGCAAGTTGCAAACTTGCTCTACTAAAGTAAACTGTGCTTCCAGCACTCACAGTATTATTTAGATTCTGTTGCAAAACAATTGTAGTTTTTCCATCACTCGTTGGTTTTGTTGCACTTTCCAATCCATAATAAATTGGATATAATACAACATCAAATGTTAAATTAGAACCACCATTATGAACAATTGAATTGTTTGTTGGCACACTTTCATATTGTGATCCCGTATTAACAACATCGATTGAAGTTATTTCACCATCAGAATTTACATTGACAGATACTTCTGCAGTAATTCCATTTGGACCAGTTGGATCTTCAATCGTTATAAGTGGTGGATTTGTAGAATCATATCCAGAACCACCATTAGTAACTTCTATTTTTTGAACTTCGTAGTATAACTTATCAAAATATATTGCTTGACCATCATATGGTCTTATGTTTCCAACACCAGAAACTTCAATAGTATCTGGATTATCTCCATCAACATCAACCTCAGAAACAACTTCTCCAGTATACCGATAAATTGATCTTGAAGTTTGGTCACCGATACCGTCAGAAACAAGTGCTTTGTTGCCAAAAGAACAGTTGGAGTTTGTAATGTCACATTGTCCACCACCCGAAGTCCAGTGTCCAATGTCATTGCAAATGGTAAATATGGAGACTAACTGAGCATATGCCCCATTAGTAATTGAAACTCCAACACCATTTTGATTGTATTGAGTATAAGAGTCAACTGACATTGATCCAGTAATACCAGTATCTTCTTGGTCTCCAGGTTCTGCATGGAAACCATCAACTTTCATTCCAATACTCTTACCAATAAAATTGGTGCAGTTTCTTACATAAGGTCCCTGAGTGATTGTACCAACACCTGCAGAATATGTATCTCCACCAATTTTAGTTCCTGAAAAATTATTACTTGATTGACCATCATAATCTGAAGGAACTGTAGTTGTAATACCTGGATCACTTTCAGTTCCTAAAGGATTTGTACCATATTGAATAATACTAGTAACAATTCCAATACATGTATTAACCGCAGACAATACATTTGCACAAGGACTATCATCATAATCATTATGTATTGATAAATCTTTAATTTGTGTTATTTCAGTTGAGTAAAGATTCAAATTATTTACAGTAGTGGTATCAGATCCAGTAGATTGCCATGATTGATTATTAATACATGAATTTGCAATTCCTACCGCATACTTCATTGCATCAATTGTTCCATCCTTTAAAGTGTAGTTTTCACCATCATCTTGTCCAGTAATATACAATAAAGTTGATCCATCATAGTATGATTTTCCGAGTGTAACACACTTAGAATTTCCTCCTCTCGTAATATCAAAGCAAACTGCCTTAAATGCATTTCTAATATCAGCAACTCTCAAATCAATACCAGAACTATCAAGTGTAAATGCTGGATTTTTGTAATCGGTGCTGGTTAGGTATCCAACTGCTTGTTTAGAAATAAAATCAAGATTTGTGCGAATCATTCTTGCACCATCAAAGAAGCGATCGGAAGAAACTCCGGCTAAAGGTTGGAATGCAATGACTGATGCACCATTCGTAGAATCTGATCCGATAAAACTTAAATCAGTAACATGACATCCATTGTTGACATGGAATAAATCAGATCCTGTATTTTGTGGGGTTACAATACAATTTCTAAGTTCAGTTCCTTCTACAGCAACTTTTTCTTTAATGATAATTGGATTATTTTCTACATAAACACCTGGGAATACTTTTACAGTATCACCAGTACTTGCAATTCCTGCAGCATTTTTGATTGTTCTCTTTGGATGATTTTCACTCAATCCAGTGTTTGTGTCATCTCCAGTCTGAGAAACAAATATAGTTTTTCCGACTGGTTTATATGAAGTGACTGTAACTCTTCCCTTTCCTCCAACAGGATCAAGATCAATACCAATACCAGGAACTATTTGAGTAACAATTCCAACAAGATTTACACCATCACCATAATATGAATCTGCAGTTGCAATACCACTAACAGTTAGAGTAACATTATTACCATCAACTGTTGCAATTGCAGATGTACCAACTCCAAGACTACCCGATGAAGGTACGAATACTAATTTTTCTGAGGCAACATTTATCGAACTTATCCCTAATGTGGCATCTGTGCTTATAATTGTAGATAAACCAACATATATTAATTCATTAAGTTGATTGTTATCATCAATGAATATATCTGCACCAGCACCTTTAATTCCCTGAAGACCTTGAGTACCTTGAAGACCTTGAGTACCTTGAAGACCTTGAGTACCTTGAAGACCTTGATTACCTTGAAGACCTTGATTACCTTGGGTGCCTTGATTACTTAATCCTTGAACACCTTGAGAACCTTGAAGACCCTGATTACCTTGATTACCTTGAAGACCTTGAGTACCTTGAGAGCCTTGAATACCTTGAGTGCCTTGAATACCTTGAGTGCCTTGAATACCTTGAGAACCTTGAATACCTTGAGAACCTTGAGAACCTTGAGTACCTTGAAAATTACTTAGTGCACCCTGAAGACCTTGATTACCTTGAGTACCTTGAAAATTACTTAGTGCACCCTGAAGACCTTGAGAACCTTGAAGACCTTGAGAACCTTGAATACCTTGAAGACCTTGAAGACCTTGAGTACCTTGATCACCTTCAACACCTTGAAGTCCTTGAAGACCTTGAGTACCTTGAAAACCTTGAAGACCTTGAGTACCTTGAAGACCTTGAAGACCTTGAGTACCTTGAAGACCTTGGTTACCTTGAAGACCTTGATTGCCTTGATTGCCTTGAAGACCTTGATTGCCTTGGTTACCTTGAAGACCTTGATTACCTTGAGTACCTTGAAAATTACTTAGTGCACCCTGAAGACCCTGATTACCTTGATTACCTTGAAGACCCTGATTACCTTGAGTTCCTTGATTACCTTGAGTTCCTTGATTACCTTGCGTTCCTTGATTACCTTGATTGCCTTGTAATCCTTGAGTACCTTGTAATCCTTGAGTACCTTGTAATCCTTGATTGCCTTGTAATCCTTGAGTGCCTTGAAAATTACTTAGTGCACCCTGAAGACCTTGATTACCTTGAAGACCTTGAAGACCTTGATTACCTTGAAGTCCTTGAAGACCTTGAGTACCTTGATTACTTAATCCTTGTAATCCTTGAAGTCCTTGAGTACCTTGAAGACCTTGAGTACCTTGAGTACCTTGATTACTTAATCCTTGTAAACCTTGAAGACCTTGGTTGCCCTGAAGTCCTTGAGCACCTTGAGTACCTTGAATACCTTGAGTACCTTGAAGACCTTGATTGCCTTGAACACCTTGAGTGCCTTGAAAATTACTTAGTGCACCCTGTGTTCCTTGAAAATCACTCAGCGGACCCTGAACACCTTGAGCACCTTGAGATCCAACACCTTGAAGACCTTGAAGACCTTGAGTACCTTGAGTACCTTGAAAATTACTTAGTGCACCCTGAACACCTTGAATACCAGTACCAGTACCAGTACCAGATCCAGTACCAGATCCAGTACCAAACTTTTGTCCCGTTTCTCCAATAATTGCATCACCAAAAACTTCAATACCACCATAAAATACAGTCTTTTTATTAAAGTAGGATTTCTTCCCAATTATATTAGAATTTTTAGGATCAGGTATTTCTGCCATATCAAGACAACTCCAATGTATCGTTTAATATATCATTAACTGATCTTTCTTTTCCACCATCTATAAATGTATCATCATCAATATCAAGACCTTCATTTGCTAATTTAGAAATTTCTCCCACTTCATTGTCAATAGATTCTCCAAAACTTCCATAACCAGGATTTTCGCCAACATCTGTTATAATATTTCCTGAAGATACTGCTGCTGTTACAGGATCTTGCATTGCATGAATTGCAACATCTGCAACTTTGTCAATTGGTAGATTTTTTGTAAGATTGTTTGTAGCAAGATTTGCTGCACCCTGAACAATACCACCAATTCCACCGCTTGCGGCACCACTAAAAGCACCCATAGCAATATCACTCGCTGTTCCCAAAACATTGGGTAATCCAAGAGGTATCATACCCATTGAAGATAAAAAATCAAATCCAACAAAACTTCCTTCAAAAACCTGAGGTCCAAATTTCTTTTTATCCGGAATCAAATTTCCCAAGAGACCCTTTGCATCACAACGAGTCGCCTTCAACAAAACTCTTTGCTTTGCATTTAGATTTATATTTCTTCCCGCTTTAATATCAACATCTTCATCTGCCTCAATTACAATATTTTTTCCTTTGATTTTTACGGCACCATTCCTCATTGCAGTAATTGTAACATCACCACTCATTCCAGTAATTATAACATCAACACCTTCCGATGAATCTTTATTTCCTCCAACAATTTCAATATCTCTATCATTATAAACACTAAATCTTCCACCTTCACTTAATCCGACTACACATTGATTATTTTCTTCAGTTACACCATAAACATCATAAACATCAGATCCATTTGCCCCCATTTGAGGGTTATTGGTGTCAAATCTAACCTTACTCCCTAGCGATAAGATATCTCTTCCTTCCCAATTGTATTTTGACTTTCCCATTTTATTCTACACAATCTATTACTGACTTTATAGTTTGTATTTGCCTCAGTTTTTCTTGACTTATTTGGCCATCAGGACCCAATAAAAGTTCTCTATTAAATGGTATCTTAGATAATACTGGTCTTAAAATAGCACCTGATCCCGTACTTGTCCTTATAGTAATCGTTGGTAGATCTTGGACAACTTTATACTTATTTAGTATTGTCTCTGGAGTACTAATTGTAACAATGTCAAGATTTTCTGGAAAACTTGGAACACCAGGAGATTCTGGATCACCTGGATCACCTGGATCACCTGGATCATCAGGTGGAGAGGTTATTCGAACATCAATTATAGAACCATCACCATCTACTAATATCACATATTCATTTCCAAAATCATCAATAGCAATATCATTGGGGGAATATCCAAAACCTGTGGATTGAATAATCACATCAGAAACATAATTTGGAACTTCTGCAGGAATCGATTCTGCATTAGGAGTTGAAATATTTACATTAGGATTTGCTACTGGATAATTTTCTCCAGGAGAAACTACATAAACTCCATTAACTTCCCCCTTCTCATTAATTGTAGATCTAAGAATAGCACCATATCCCCTTTCAGAACTATCAAAAACATCTACAAATGGTGGATATTTATAATTTTTACCTTTGTTTTTAAGAATTGCACCAATTATTCCACCACTAATAATGTTACCGTTATCATCTCTCTCAAACTCTCCCATAACAGCGTCTGCTTCAACACCATCTCCCATACCACCAAAGAATTTTAATCTTGGTGAATCTGGAAATGAAGTGATTGGTCCTGTATAACATCCACTACTAGTTTGAGTTGTTAGGTTTGAAAAAATATCAAATCCAACTTTTACTCCTTCTATACCACCTTTGACTTCATCAGATAGATTTTTTCTAGTAGCATCCGCTCTTTGCATATTATCTAATATTTCTTTAAAATCTAATATTTTATCAGCAATTATGTCTGGTCCAATACCAATTTTCCACACATCAGTATTATCAAAAGATTTGTTTTTATTTTGATTCAAGTCAAATAGACCACTAATACCCTTAATTGCTGCAACACCACTCGTAAGAAAATCAATAACGTTAAATCCTGCAGATAGTATTTTATTAACTCCACCCAAAACACCGGAAAGACCCGATTGTATTTTCCTCAATATTTCATTTATCACAGATGCAGAAAATTGTCTTGATACACATTCTGATGGTCTTTTTACATTATTAACAACATCTGTTAGCAAACTTTGAACTGTACCAAACATTGTATTTATTACCATTCCAGGTATTTTTGGAATCATAGATTGTAGTGCTCTAACAGGAATTACCATTGCTTTTTGAGCAAGCACACCTGCAAGATGGGCCGCAGCTGGGTTTCCTGTTGCAGCAAGAACTGCAGCATATACTGCCCTATAAAGTGCCTCAAGTCCTATTTTTAATATGGGTATTAGTCCTGTATAAAGAGCATCAGTGCATTGCCCAACAATTCCTTCACATATTCCAATTATTTTATCTGTAGATCTACTGACTTCAGCAACCTTATTTAAAATTTTATTATAAGGATCATTTACTTTTTTAATTAAATTATAAGTTTCTGCTTCAATACCCTTTACAGTATTATCATCACTAGAATTTGCTAGAACTATTTTTTTACCTATGGCAGTACTATAACTAATTTCATCCTTATCTTCACTCTCATTATTTAATTTATCTACAGTATCTGTAGGAACTCTTCTTGGTGATTTTTGTGCCTTTGTGCTTCCTTCACTTGCTTCTGAAGGATTTAAAGTTCCATTCGGTTTTTTAACTCTAGTTGTGTATCCAGTAAAAGGTACAAATGGTTTTGAATACTCCGTGGAAGGAACTTCACCTGTTCTACCAAAACATCCCATAATAATTGGAATTTGTGCATTGTCACCATCCAAAAAAAATCCTAAAACAGTATCTCCAGGTCTAATTTTAGGATTTACTGCATAATTGCTAGCTCCACTACCACTTGTAGTTGGCAGCATAACTTGTGCCCACGGCAAATCTTCATCAGAAAGTTCCGTCAAATTTTCTGGATGATATCCTAAAATTCTTACTTTTAACCTATTTCCCCATCCCTCACCATTTACTTGACCACCTTGCGATCCAATAGGCGGAACTTGTCCAATCCACCACCTAAATCCATCCCTTCCTAAAAAATTACTTTTAAAAATAGATTCTTCTATCATTTCTTTTTCGTACCAAAACTATCTCTAATAAGTTTTAATTTAGTATATGAATTCAATGTATCATAATGATGGCATAATTCCTTTATCATATATAGTCCACTTGTGGCGGGATCATATTCATTTTCTTCAGATGGACTTGATCTTGGAAATTCGCACTCAATCAAATCTCCAGCATTTAAATTACTATTTAAAGGTATTGTCATAGATATTGTCTGAGTTAGCATTGTATTATATCTCATTAGTGCTTGAGACTGATATTTACTCTGGTCAGAATTTTCTGATGTTGTCACTCCTTTTTCCATAGTACCGATATCTAAGATGCTAGTAATAATTCTTGAAGGATAATCTCCCAAAGTTTTATCGGATCCTTCACTCATCTTTGGCAACTCAAGTTCTTGACCTAAATTTTCTGTGTTTTTGAGATAATCGGATGATTTAAATACTCCTTGCTGCAAAGAACTAAATGAAAAATCTAATGGATTAAAATATATTCTTCTAGAAGCATATGTTCCCATTCTCAACTTAACAAGAAGATCAGAATTTCTATCAATATAATAATCTAAAATTCTAAAATTATTATTTCTTTTATTTCCATCAGAATTGTAAGTTTCATTTACTTCAGTATATTTGTACAATGCTTTTGCATCTTGCTTATTTAATTCATCAACTGATCTAAACTGAAATCCATTTTTAGTTTGATAAAATAAAAATCCCGCTGTTCCATCTTTTGAAATTGAAGGAACACCTTTTGATGCTAAAGATGTTAATACTGTAAAAGGTTTTTTCATATTACCGATAAAACCATAATTATTTGATGTTTTATCAATGGTTCCAATTTTATTTGTTTGTATAATTTCTGTAAGAATACTTTTTACATGATCAGAAATACTTTTTGCCTTTGGATATTTCTTTACAACTCTAGTTACTTCATTAGTAATCGCCTCTCTTGAAACTAATTGTAATGTAAATGATTCTCCATCTTGTGTTTTTTCGACATTACTTATAGAAGAAACATAAAAGTAATCCTCAACTCTAGATGCAAAATCTAGGTCTATATTTGAATCAGTATTTGCCTTAATTCTTAGTGATAATCTTTCGCCACCTCTTAAAGGCAAACCATTATAGATGCTTTGCAGAACGCCATCCTTTTCAATAGTTTCTGCGGTGTTATTTACCTTCAATTTTGCAGTAATTACTGGAGAAAAAATATCTTCAAAATATTGAAAAATTAATGCTCCACCTTTTAAATCTACAGACCTAAGTTGATCATTAGATTCTATAATTAACTCATCATATAATGACTTATTAGTTGCATCCATTATACGTAACTAAGTTCTAGTAGAATTTTTTGTTTAATAACACTATTTAACATAGCAACATCACCCGAATAACTGGTGGAGTTATCTGGAGAACTTCCTTGTGATGGTTGAGGCAATTGAGGTTGAGACTGAGAATTGTTTACAACAACTGTTTGACCTTTTCGTTCTTCTGTTACAGATGCAATTTTATTTGCTTCAGTATTTTGATTTGAAGAGGATAATATAGATGGTGCAACAGATCTGGCGTCTTTTAAATAACCTTCATATTCTTGTCCACCATATACACTCCATGCACCAAACCCTTGTTTGTCATATACTATTTTCGCTGCCTTTGCGTTCGTTATAGGATCATAAAGTTTATCAACACTATTAATCCCAAACCAACCAAGTCTTTCTTGTCTATAAGGACCAGTCATATTGATTTGCCACAATCCATATGATGTCTCTCCGCTTTGCTTATATAATCCAGATTTAATTGTATCATTTCTAGGATCACCACCAGATTCTGCCATAGCAATTGCTGCCATCTTGATCGCTTGATCATCATTAAATCCTACAGATTTTGATAACTGCATTAGTTGTGCTAAGTTATATCTTCCTGAAGATGGTAAAACTGGAGTTTGTGGTTTCGCAGATGTTTGAGGATCTGTTATTCCCAGATTTTCTTGCGTTCTTCTCCACCATTCATTCAATACATCAGGTATTGATGGACCTGACGGTTGCGATTGTGGTTGTGGCGGATCTGGTTCAGACTCTGTTTTAGTTGCTTTTACATTACCACCCTTTACAATCAGTCCAGCGTCAACTAATCCCATAGGATCCATTGTTCCAGATACACTAGCAGATGCAGGATTATATCCTGTTGCATGATCTAGGTGTAAATGTGGTCCAGTAGATAGACCAGTACTTCCACTAAAACCTACAACTTTTGCATTACCATCAGATCCCGTACCTGCACCAACTTTATCACCTTTCTTAACACTAATTGACTTCATATGCGCCAATTTAACAAAGGTTCCATCTTCCAATTGAATTACAACAAAATTGCCATAACCACCATTTGTTCCATCAGGATCTCTAGAATCTCCCATTATTCCAACATCAACAACTGTTCCGTTAGAAACTAAAGTTATTGGTGTTCCTTCAGGTAATGGGAAGTCTTCACCAGTATGTCCTCTTTCTCCACCCTTTCCATGCACTCTAGATTTTCCCCTAGTTCCAAAAGCACCAGGTCTATATTCACCATAATCCCTATTTGCGGGATCTAATTTTTCTCCACCAGTAGATGTATATGTCGATCCTCCTCCAGGAGATGGAGATCCTCCTCCAGGAGATGGTTCTTCTTCTCTTTCTGGTATTGGTTGTCCAGTTACAACTGCAAAAGCATCTTCCAAATCAGTTTTAAGTTTATCAAATGATTCTTTAAGTTCTTCTGTTGCATTTCTAACTTTCCCCGACTCGTCTAAAAAATCAAATTTAGATGCATTTTCAATAAGACCTTTTAATATATTACCAAAGTCACCAAACACATTAAATATTCTGTTTGGCATGTCTTTCAGAACATTATGAACAAAATTAACCCTTTCCAGGAATTCTTCACCTTTCTGAATCCAAGTTGGTAAGTTTTGAATCAACCACCCAAGACTAGTCCAACCAATAAATCCCAAAATCCTATCAATAAAAGATCCACCAGCATTTGCCATCACTTTTTGACCTGGAATGAGGTTTCCAGGTTTTATTGAAGATGCTTCTATCTTAGCTTCATTTGCACCTCTTCTTTTTGCTTCTTCTCTTCTATTTTTAAAAAGTCTAGATCTCTTCGCAAGAGCAGTTTTTTCCTTTGTACCACCTTTTATGATTCTTGAAATACTATCAACAGAAATCTGAGTAGCACTAGTATCCTTTGCTATCTGCCTGATAGATTCTCTTGCGGTATAAATTCCTTCTGTTTGAGGTCTTAGTACTGAGGTTGGAATTGCCATGTTACACTACTACGTTGTATGCATGTAATGAATATAATGTATAAAAATTTTCTGGATTTGAAGAAGCGATCATAGGAATTTTTGTCATACTCTTATCAGAATCAACATTAATTGGAGAAGGACTTGATGTTTGAGAATTGTTGGTTATAATGGTTGGTTTGGGATCTGGTAATTTCTGCACAGGTTGTTGTGTTGTTTTTTTAGATTCTGGATTTGCACTAATGATAGGATCTGCATTTATATTTCTCTCTTCTTTCGCTAAACGTTCAAGTTCATTATTTGTTTGTCCGACTTCTAAATCTTCAGTTGCTGTATCTCCCATATGAACTGGGATTATGGGATCTTGTGCTTCAGTATTTGTATTTTGTGCTATATTTGTAGAGTTATAATTATTTGAACGACTATTACGTTTTGTATCCATCAGTGCATCTCTTCCTGTTACAGGAGGTGTTGCAGGTGAACTGCTAGATGTTGTACTAGTAGGAACAACAGGTGTTGCAGGTGAACTGCTAGATGTTGTACTAGTAGGAACAACAGGTGTTTGTGGTTGTGCTGAGGATTGAGGATCAGATATTCCTAAATTTTCTTGCGTTCTTCTCCACCATTCATTAAAAGTATTAGTTATATCATCCAAAGGTGTTCCAGATGTTGATGGAGAAGGTGTGGTATTACCACCAGAATTTTCAGATTCACTGGCATCTGGTATGTTACCATTGGATGTATTTGGTTCTACACCAGTTTCATTATCACTTCCTTGTCCTTGAATTTCTGGTGATGAATCTCCATTTGCAGGTTTTGATGGTTCCTTAGGTTCTTTCTCACCTTCAGATTTATCCTTTTCATCAATAACACCCTTACCAATCAAATCAAGTAATTGCTCTGCATTGTATATTAGTCCTGCTAACCTAGCAATTCTTCCCATGGGAGTTAGAGAAACTGCACCAAGTATTGCTTCAGTATAATTTCCTTCCATTGCTTCAAGACCAACACCAAGAGCAGTCAATACACTTCCAATAAATCCTGGACCACCAGGTGTTTTTGGAGGTTTACCAGGGAGATTTTTAGCCGCAGAAGCACCTTGAAATAGTGACTTCAATCCCTGAAATGGTTTTCTAATTAATAGATCAAGAACAAACTTAGAAAGTGATCCTATACTCCTAACAATATTTTGTATTCCACCATTAAGAAGAAGTAGGACATTAGTAGCATTTCTAACACCCGTTAGAATTGAATTCTTAATCTGTTGTACTAAATCAACATTACCTTTTCCTCTTGCTTCAATTAATTCACCATACTTATTCATTAACCATCCACTGAATAAGTATAGTAACGATTGCGCTATCCTATCAAATAAATTTGTAGTTCTTCTTGCAACGGGAGCAGATGCAAGAATAAATGCCCGATTTATTTTACTTTCTACTACTTTCTCATCACCTGCTCTTACACCTTGCTCAGATAATCTTCTTTCCCGTTCTTGTTCTGCTAATAAAATTCTCTGATCATTTGAAATATCATTCTGCAATAATACGGAAATATTTTGCAATCCAGAATTTAGTACTGCAATATTCTGCCGTATTTCATTGAGACCTGTTTGAAGACCTAATAAATTTTGTTGGTTTTGTTGTGTTAGTTGCAACGTTTGCACGTCCATCACAGTCGGTTGTGGAGGTGCAATAGGTTGAATAGGGGTACTAGCAGCACCAGAAACACCAGAAAATGATTGCCTAGATTCTGCTGATAGTGGAGATCTTGTTACTGGTGTTACGTTAGATGCCATTACCGTTCTTTAAATTTTCTTCCTCAATGTATTGTTGGAGAAGAGTAACGTAAACTTCTCTTTCCCAAGGTATCATATTTTCTAATTCTGTTAATGAATATTTATGATGCTGCATCAAGGCAAATGTCATCTTATAATATGACGCAAGACTTTCATGCGTCATAGCTAGGCGAAAAAAGATGAAAGTCCCTCCATTACTATCTCACTTTCAACACCAGTGTTTGGATTTTTCACTGGAATTACATGACGAAGTTTTGGCATGGTCTCAAAGAATTTTTCAATCTCTTTAAATTGTTTAGAACTAAGTTGCTCAACAAATTCTTTAAGTTCTTTTTTAGTACAATCTTTAGAAGACCAAGACTCTTCTTCAGTGTAAATTTGATCAATACAAGAACAAATAATATCAAATGTATCATCAACTGATACAGGATCATTTTGATTAAAATTGTTTTTTATAAACTCGCCAACTGAAGGATATTTCATCCTTACTGTCAATTCATCGTCCAACTTAATGTCTCTATTGTGTCCTTCATTTACTTGAACACGAATATCATCTAAATTGATACTCATAGGGACTTGAGTTTTTCCATCATCAGGACAAGTGATCAAAACATCTGCAGTTTCCCCTACAGACTTTCCTCTAATATTAAGAAAAAGATATTCAATATCAAAAGTGGCAAGTTGTTCTACCTTGATGCCTCTTGTAATGATGCAATTTGAGATTACATCTTTAACTGCATTAGAAATTTGCTTTGGATCTTCACTTTCCATTGCAATAATTAAGATTTTTTCTTCTTTTACAAGAAAAGGTCTGTACTTAATCTTCTTTTTTAATGATGGAATTTCCAACTCATATGTGGGAGTAGATACTTTCGGTAAAGGCATGATAAACTAGCAGATATTTTTATTTAGTTATGCTATTGTAGCATTTGCAGCACTTAGAACTGTTTGTCCTGTAGGATCAACCACTGCATCCAATGCATTTTGATTTGATACAAGAGGTCTATTCAAAAGTCCATATCGAGTGTCATAATTCTTAGTTGGTTCATTATTTTCATTATCTCCTTTATAGAGATTATGACTAGATGCTCTTCCAGTAATATAGCGATCATACTCAAAAGTTGCTGCAACTTTAAGTACATCAGATCCAGCATAATTTACAGGAATTGATGCTATTGATTGTGGGAACATTCCTCTGAATGTATATTCAATATCTCTTCTATAATCTCTATCAAATTTTATAATCTTAGTTTCAGTAGATTTGTAATCATCAGGGTACTGCATTCTGATATAGTAGTCATCATGAAGTTTTCCAATTTGTTTATCAGACCCACTGGAAATAAAATCCATCCAGTGTTCTAATACTTTAATCGTATCATATCTATTGTCAACATAAAACTCCATCGTAATGTTATTGTACATTCTGGTATGTGCAATTTTTTCACGAATACCAATCTGTGGAGTCAATTCTGCAGTTGCATAAGCAGAAGTTGGGAGTGTTGTGGCAAAACACAACAATCCAAAATCATGAACACAATAGTAAGGTGATACGCCTTTTCTAAACAAATAATTTACTACTGGACCAGGGACTTGAAATCTGACTTCATAATGTGAAGATTGTGCAAGATTGCCAAATAAAGTCTTTGCGGCATATGGTTGTATTGGAAATGGCACTCTAAATACCTATGACGACTCTTTTTATTATATAAGTATTTAGATGGCATACAGAGGAAAATATCAACCATCCTATCCCAAAAAATACAAAGGTGATCCTACAAACATCGTTTATAGATCATTATGGGAACGTCGATTCATGGTTTACTGTGATATAAATGAAAATGTTCTTGAATGGGGAAGTGAAGAACTAGCACTTCCATACCGTTCACCAATAGACAATAGAATCCATAGATACTTTCCAGACTTTTATATCAAAGTACGCGAAAGCAATGGACAGATTCAAAAGTATATCATTGAAGTAAAACCAAAGAAGCAAACTATTGAACCCAAAGTTCAGAAGAAAAAAACTAAGGGTTACATTTATGAAGTTAGGGAGTGGGCAAGAAATCAAGCAAAGTGGAAAGTTGCCCAAGAGTTCTGTGAAGATCGTCAATGGAAGTTTAAAATCATCACCGAAGACGAACTTTTTGTTTATTCTAAATAATAACAGAGACTAAATATTTTAAGATGACTAATTATTATACCTATGCTTATTTAAATGAAGATGGTATACCATATTATATTGGAAAAGGTAAAGGAAATAGATTATATGATCATAGGGGTAAAAATTGCAATCCACCAAAAGATAAAAGTAAAATAATCAAACTAAAACAAAATATAACAGAAGAAGAAGCATTTAAGCATGAAATTTATATGATTTATGTGTTTGGTAAGAAATGCGATGGAACTGGTATTTTGATGAATATTGCTGATGGGGGTAATGCTCCCCCTAAAATGTATGGAGATAATAGTCCAACAAAAAGACCAGAAATTAGAAAAAAAATAGGTGCTGCAAATAAAATTAAATTAAAAGGAAGAAAAGTTTCAGAAGAAACAAAACAAAAATTATCAAATACTTGGAAAGAAAAATTAAAAAACAACCCAAGGCCAATATCTTACTATCTAGAAAATTTAAAAAAAATGGCAGAAAGAAATAGAACTGATAAAGAAAAGCATAAAAGACATAGTGAATTTATGAAAAATAAATTTTATGCTGCTAAATCGGTAGAATATAATAATAAAATATATAAGTCTATGACCGAAGCAATAAATCAAACGGGACTTTCCAGATATTATATTCTTAAACAAGGTGGAAAATTTATCAAAGGTATCAAGTAATGGCACTCACAGGATACGAAAAAGGTAGTTTAGAAGAATATACTGTATCAGAACTGCGTGACATAGCTAGGACATATTATGTCACCTTTGCAACTGATGTAGGAAATACCAGCACAAATTACAGTCGTCTCAATAAGACACAACTGATTTATGAAATAACATATGATGCTGACTATCAAAAAGCGAATCCAAATCGCAAGTTTGATGATATATTAGTTGCCGATAGAAATAGAATAAGAGCAATAAGAAGAGACTTGATAG